GTACAATTCTGGCCAAACCAGCGATCTGGCGTCCAAGCGGCGTGTTTTCGGGGAGGGTATACGGTCAATCGGGTGGGCCAACACGAGATGCTAGACATACCCCTACCCATTGGCAATATCAATCCACTAGGCCAAGGGCTAAACCCGCCCTCTGCCTTTTGTGTCTAATAAGGTGGCGTGAATAATGGCAGGACGAGGCCCAGCGCCGAAGGATCGCGCCGAGTTGCGGCGCCGTAACATCCTCGAGCCGATGACGGTGGTCAGCGTGGACGGCAAAGTGTACGGCCCCGAATTGCCCGACACTCATGATTGGCCGAAGGCTACTTTGGCGTGGTGGGAGATTTGGCGGAAGTGTGCGCAGGCGTCGACGTTCACCGAGACGGATTGGGCGTTTTTGTTGGATACTGCTGTGTTGCATGCTGATTTTTGGTTGGGTAATCGGTCTGTGGCTGCGGAGTTGCGGTTGCGGGCGGCGAAGTTTGGTGCGACGCCGGAGGATCGGGCGCGGTTGAAGTTGCAGGTTGGTAATCCGCCTGCGGTGGCGTCTCCTGGCCGGTTGGAGCCGAAGGGGTCGCAGGAGCGGCGTGAGCGGCTGTTGAAGGCAGTGGGGGATGGCCGAAGCGAAACCTGAGTTCCGGTCGCTGGGGCTTTATGCGATCGCGTGGATTGAACAGTTTTTGCTTCATGGCCCTGGCGATGTTCAGGGGCAGCGGATCGAGTTGGATGATGAGTTCGCTGCGTTTCTGTTGAAGGCTTACGAGCTCGATAAGGATGGTGGCCGTAAGGTTCGGCGTGCGTTTCTGTCGCGGCCGAAGGGCCGGAATAAGTCGGGTTTCGCCGCGATGATCGAGTGTTTTGAGGCGTTGGGGGAATGCCGTTTTGATCATTGGGCGGAGCCGGGTGAGGTGTCGGACTGGGGTTACAGTTTTGAGCCTGGTGAGCCGGTTGGTCGGCCGTTGACGTATGTGGAGATTTTGAACGTCGCGACGGAGGAGGGCCAGGCGGGGAATACGTATGACGCGGTGTATTACATGTTGCATCCGGATACGTGTTCGGCTGAGTTGTTGGATCGGTTCGGGAAGATCGATGCGGGTTTGACGCGGACTAATCTGCCGGATTCTCGTGGGTCTGTTGAGCCTGCTACGGCGTCGAATGAGTCTAAAGATGGTGGGAAGTCTACTTTCATTGTGGCTGATGAGTCGCATTTGTGGGTTGCACCGGCCACGGGTGTCTTCAAGTTGGGGAAGATGCATCAAACGATGGTGCGGAATTTGCTGAAGCGTAAGTTGGCGTCGGGTTGGATGTTGGAGACGTCGACGATGTATGCCGAGGGTGAGAATTCGGTGGCTGAGTCTACTCACGCGTATGCGAAGTCTTCTAATGCGGGGAAGTTGCTGTTTGATCATCGGCAGGCGTCTGAGCATTGGGATTTGGATAAGCGCCCGGAGCGGATTAAAGCTTTGCGTGAGGCTTATGGGCCTGCGGCTGGGTGGATGGATTTGGATGCGATTGCTGATTATTGGGATGATCCGCAGGCGTCGCATTCGGAGTTTCGGCGGTTTTGGCTGAATCAGCCGGTGCCGTTGGTGGACCCGGTGAAGATCGATGTGCGGCGTTGGGCTTCGGCCCCGTTGTTGGATCGTAGCGTTGAGGCTCCGTCGCGGACTGTGTTGGTGGTGGATGTGACGCCGGATCGGCGTTGGGCTGCGATCGGTGTTGCTGGCGAGGTTGGCGACGGTAAGACGTTGGTGATGTGTGATTCGCGGCCTGGTATGGATTGGGTTGCCGATCAGGTGATTGCGTTGACGCAGACGCGTGATGTTGCGGAGGTGGCGTTGACTCCGGGGCAGACGAAAGCGTTGTATCCGGATTTGACGCGCGCGGGTGTTGAGTTTGAGAAGTTGTCGGCTCCGGATATGGGCGGGGCTTGTGCGGCGTTTCAGGAGGCGGTAAACGCTGCCACGGTTGTGCATGTGGGGCAACCGGAGCTCGATACCGCTGTGGGGCGTGCGCGGACGCGTTTTACTGGCCAGTCTGAGCAGTGGGACCGTGAGCGTGAGGTCGGCGGCCATAACGATAGTCCGCTGGTTGCGTGTAGTGCCGCTTTTTATCGATGGGGTTTGCAAGAGGCTCCCCTTCCAACGATTTATTGCAGGAGGTGAGTGTTGGCGTTTTGGAACAGGCGAACTGGTCAGCCTAATTCTGCTGGTGAGACGCCGAACTCAAATCCTTCCGGCGACGTTGGCCCCGGTCAGGCGACCGGTGATCCTGATGGGGTGCAGATCGTTGGTGAGCGCTCCTGGGGCGGCCCGTTGCCGTTTTTGTCGCCGTCTCCGTGGGCGGGTTATCCGTCTGAGTGGTCGACACCTCAATGGGCGGAGGGTCCTGGTGCCAGTCATTTGGGGTTGCAGAGGCTGATTGATACTGCTTGGGCGTGTATTGATCTGAATGCGAGCGTTTTGTCTAGTTTTCCGGCGTATCGGCTGAGAAACGGGCAGATTATGCCGCCTCCGACGTATTTGATCAATCCTGATGATTCGGTTTACACGTCGTGGGCGGAGTTCGCTAAGCAACTGTTCTGGGATTACCAGCTCGGCGAGGCGTTTGTGCTGCCGATGGTGAATGGTGCGGATGGCTATCCGGCTCGGTTCCGGGTGATTCCGCCGTGGCTGATGAACTGCGAGCTTATCGGTGGCCGCCGCGAGTACCGTCTTGGCGGTTTGGATGTTACTGAGGAGATTTTGCATATCCGCAATATCAGTAGTACGGCGGATGCTCATGGTCATGGTCCGCTTGAGGCTGGCGGGGCGCGGATGACGACGGCGGCGCTGTTGCAGCGCTACGCGCATAACCTCGCGGAAACCGGCGGTGTTCCTGATTATTGGTTGAACGTTCCTGGCCGGAAAGTGACCCAGGCCGAAGCTAATGATCTGATTGATCAGTGGGTGGAGTCGCGGCAGCGGCGTATTGGTGGGCCTGCGTTGACGTCTGGTGGCGTGACGGTGGAACAGTCGCAGTCGATGAGCGCTAAAGATTTGACGTTGTTGGAGTTGTCGCAGTTCTCTGAATCGCGGATCGCGGTGTTGCTTGGTGTGCCTCCGTTCCTTGTGGGGTTGCCGATGGCGCAGGGTGAACAGTTCACCTATGCGAACGCGACCCAATTGTTTGATCATCATGAGCGGGCTGGGTTGCGGCCGAAGTCTAATGCTGTGATGAAGGCTTTGTCTGGGTGGTTGTTGCCGCGTGGGCAGTCTGTGGAGCTCAATGGGGATGAGTATTCGCGCCCTGATTTGCTTGAGCGGGCGCAGGCGTATCAGATTCTTCAGCAGATGGGTGCTTTGTCGGTGCCTGAAATTCGCGCTATGGAACGGTTCGACGGTATTCCGTCGGCAGCGGCGGCCCTGACGGGTGCTGAGTTGTCTGGGAGTCCGGATGCGGCGGCGCAAACACTTATGCAGGAAGGGCAACCACTGTGAGTGGGGTATCTGATAAGCCATGGTCTGGTTTTAGTCAAGCTGATTACAGTCCGGCGCAATGGAAAGCGGCCTGCCTGATTGATAGGGGCAGTGGCGATCCTCAGTCTAAGGATCGGTATGCGCTGCCGGTTCGTGAACCTGACGGCACGCTGAATCGGAATGCTGTGCATGCGGCTGCGGCGAGGATTGGGCAGGTTCAGGGTGTTGGTGCTGATCAGCATGCGGCGGCGGCTCGGAAGCTGGTCAGTTTGTATGAGAACGAGCTGAATGAGGAGCCTCCGGCCAGTCTTGAGAAGTTGTCGGGTGAGTCTGAGGCTGCCGATCAGCGGGAAGACGCGATGATGGGGCAGCGGGCGGCGGTTGAGGCTCGCGCGGCGAATGTTGATCGGGTTGATTTTGCGGAGCGGATCATTACTGTGATCGCGGTTCCTTATGAGCAGTCGACTCAGGTTGAATATCGCGGCGAGACGTGGAATGAAGTGTTTTCGCGGTCTGCGTTCAATGGGTTGGAGACTCGTCAGCGCAGTATTCCGGTTTCGGCGGTGCTGCGGGCACCTAGTTTCGATCATGCTGGCGGTCATTTGGTTGGGAAGGTCAAGGAGGCGTTCCCCGGGCACGCTGAGGGCCTTTTGTTGAATACGCGTATCAGTAAAACCCCGGCGGGCGATGAGATGCTGCAGCTGACCGCTGATGGTGCATTGTCGCCGAGTGTTGGGTTTATGACTCGTGGTAGTGATCATCAGTTGGATCGGCGTGCGATGACGCGCAGAATTAACCGGGCTTTTCTCGATCATCTATCGTTTGTGCCGCAACCTGCTTATGCGGGGGCGAAGGTGTTGGGGATTCGTGACGCGGGCCCGGCGGTGTTGGCGCGTGAGTTGCCGCAATTGGTTACGCCGAGCCTTGATGAGTATTTTGCCGATCCGTTGACGGCGTGGGCTAACGAGCGGCTCAACCGCGCATAAATGCTTTCAGTAAATTCCCTGGCAGGGGGAGTTTGCTTCGTTGGCCGAGTGGGCTGAACGCAAATGCCTGACAGGGGCGTTTTCTCGCTGGCCGAGTGGGCTAACCATCCCGTTTCAAATCCAAAGGAGTAAACAACATGGCTGGCAGTAATGTCAGTGCGAACGACGAGATGATTCGTCGGCTCGAAACCGAGCTGCGCGAGAAGACGACGTTCGCCAACGAAATTGTTCACCGCGCGCAGAACGCGGAGCGTGACCTCACCGACGAGGAGAAGGTCCTGATCAGCGAATCCCGCGGCCGTATGGCGGTCCTTAAGGACCAGCTCGAGACGATCGAGGATGTGGCCCGTGTCTCTTACGAGGCGGCTTCGCGTGCTCGCGAGGTCGGTCAGGAAATTCAGATGCTGAAGGGCCGCAGCGAGTCTAGCCCGGT